CCCCATCCAGTTCGGGTTTGGGTCTGCCCCTTCCACCGATTCAAGATGTTGCTCACAGACTTACGCTTCAACCCTGTCCCCTCAGCAGCCAAGCGCACCGAATCGAACATCAACACGGCCCCATCAAGGTGCTCCGCCCGGATTCGGAAAGGAAGGTTCTCGATTTGTGTTGCGCCCGCCTTGTGACCCCAACCGTGGGTCTTTCCTTTACGATGACTGGGGCGCCCTCGATTTGCCACACTGATTTTAGCGCGATGCTCCGGCGTATTCTTCTTCCCAAGGCGTCCCCACCGCCCCGCCCCACGATGGGCATCCAGAGCAATGTTGAAGATGCCATCGGGATTCGCCGCATCCAAGTGCCGCTGTTCAACATTCCGACAGGACTCTGGAAAACAGGATTCAACCGGATGGAATGTGAAAGCAGCCTCACCGTACTTGTCCCAAGCCCTTTGCAAATGCACGTTCTGGTGCTTCCCCTTCCGCAACATCCTCCGATGGGCACGGAACCGGGACGGGATATCGACCGACGAACCAATGTACCGCTTGCCAGACGCCAGGTGGGTGATGTTGTAGACGCCAGCTTTCATGCCTACCTATGATTATAGGCTAACCAACGTAGGTGTAGATCGGCATCAGTCGGCTCCTTCTTCCAGCCGCTTGCGGCGGACTTCGGGGTCGCCCAGGACATTCCGCAGGTTCGGGTCCATCCGGTCCAGCATCATGTGGTGCCAGTCCTCGCCAGCCCGAAATCCCACCTGGCGGGCCTTGGGCTTGTCCTCCCGCGTCACGCTGCCCCGCTCGCGAAGCTCATCCGCCTTGGCGAGCCACTTGCTGGCGTCGCGGTACTCGATGTTCGGCATCGTTCATTTCCCTTCAATCAGCACCCGGCGACTTTCGTGGTCGACGAGTGTCTTACGCACTTCTTCCCGCTGCTCCTCCGGGACACTCGACAGCATCCCGTGGAGCAGTTCTTCGGCGAAGTAGTGGTGGTCACCGCGCTCGGTGAGGAACCCGTAGTACCGGCAGTTGGCTTCGTCGTAGGCGGTGAGTTGGTGCCCTTTGCCTCGAAGATCGTTGAGTTCCGCTAGCCAGGAACCGACCTTGTGCCGCTGCTGCATCGTGCTCCCTACTTGATCATCGCGAAGGTTCCTCGACGACCCGACCAAAACGGGTCTTGCACCGATTCTACCCCCAACGCCTCCATCATCTGAATGTTGCCGTCCTGCCCGCGAAGTTCGTCCTCCGACAGCGCCGCGATCTGGTTCGCTTGCGCTCGGGTCAGCGGGGTTGCCTGCCGCATCCAACCCTCAATGGGGACGTGGATGGACCAGTCCGTCTGGCAGGTGATCGTGAAGTTCGCGTTGTAGAAGTAGTCGTCGCCGTTCTGGTCGTACACCTCTTCCGATTCCCCGCCCAGCGAGACGTCGGTGATTTCGATGCCCTGGTGCGACAGGCGGGAACGCAGGATGCCCCACAGGTAGATGACCGTCTGGTCGACGATCTCTTGCTGGGCGTGGACGTCGCGGCTCATCACGTCGCAGTCGAGGGTCAGCTCCCACTTGCCGCCGTACTCCATGTACGCCGCACGCCGGATGTCGTGGACCATCACCGCGAGCTGGTCCCCGTGCTGCATCCGCCTCCCGAACGCGAGCACGACACCAGGGACCGCCGTGGTGTTCGCGTGCATCTCGGTGATCGGGTACGGACCCCTCGACTCCAGGGGGTAGCGGTAGTCCGCCTGCAACCAGCGCCCGCCCGTCAGCGGTTCCGCCAGAGTGATGCCGCCCGTGAGCGACCCACCAGGGCTCGTGTCGAGCGTGTAGTTCGTGCCGGCGACCAGCGGCCAACCCGAAGGCATCTCGAACAGCCGGAGGCTGCCGATGAGCGGGGTGTTCTGGAGTTGGGCGTGCGTGTCGTCCACGAGGGTCACGGGCTCGTGGTACACCTCGATCAGCGGGTCGACGTAGAAGACCAGGTCGCCGTCTTCCTCCCGGACGTCGAGGTAGTAGATGCCCGGCGGCGAGGGGAAGTAGCCGCCGTTGTTCTGGATGGCAGTGGAGTTTTCACGGACCCACTCGACCGACAGACCAGGCTTGTTCTTCACCCGGGTCATCAGGCAGTAGGACTCGACGATGCCGATGTAGTTGTCGGCGGAGAGGTCGACCCGGTTGCCCGAGCCCGTCTTGACGATGATGCCGTGCTGGGGTCGCTCGTCGAACGAGAACTTGCCCTGGATGTTCTGGACGAGGTCGTCGCGGTACTTGGGGTGGTGCGACCAGTATTTACGCAGTTCGTCGATGAACCGCCGCTTGACGGCTTCAGTTAGCTGAAAATACAATGATTTCACCCAGTTGGCGGGAATCGTCCCCGAAAATCCGCCAACTCCAGCCATTGGTTGCGGCGTGCTTGAGGATATAGGGTCGTTAGGGACATGCTGCCTCCGCCGAAAGCCTTCTACTCTTGCGGAGGGATAGGCGAATCAGCGTGCGGAGCAGCCGGGTCGTAGAGGCGGACGAACCGCTCCGGGCTGATGCTGTGGGGCGGCAACCGGAGAATCGGGTCGCCGCTCTCCATCCGAAGGATCTGGGGCTGGAAGTAGTCGGGTACGAAGGGCACGTAGTCCCTCACCCCCACCGGCGGCTGCTTCTGCTTCTTCGCCTTCTCGTAGCGATCCAGGTCCAAAGCCGAATCCCTATCCGTCACCCAAGACTTCGGGTCGGGGCTGTCCGGATGGATGCACAGGGACCGCACCGGCGCCGTGAATTTCCTCCGAAGGATCTTCACAGGGGGCTCAGGGTCGTCCTCGAACAGATCCGCAACCGACGTGATCTCCGGACCCGGGTCGAGACTCTCCCCCCGCATCTCGCACCGGAGATCGCGGATCTCTTCCGGGGTCAGGTCTGTCACGAGGGGCATGGAGCTACTCCACGATCATCTGCGGCGAGGGCGGGAATTCTGCTGCCGGATGCCCGAGAATCCCGATCATGTACGAGACGACGATCAGGTGCGCGGGGTTCTCCCACCCGATGCACAGCTCCATCCGCAGCTCCTCCAACTCCTCTTCGTTCGCCTGCTCCGCCAGGACGATCGCCCCTTGCGGAACGTCGATCCACTCGATGGGCAGATCGGTGACGATGGAGTAGGAGGGGTCGCCGTGGGCTCGCTGGATCTCCTCCCGAGCCCACTTCAACTGCTCCTCGCTCGCGCCCTCGACAGAGTAGACACGAGCCCGGGGCTGCTCTCGCAACCCCGATGCAACGAAGGAGCCCTCAGCCACCGCCTGCCCCAGCGGAGCGAGGGGAATCCCAGGATTCGACGTGCGATTGGGGTCGTCGTGACCATCCATGATCATTCCTCGTACTCCTGCATCGCCTGGACCAGCATCCCGAACGCGACCGCGTTGAGCGGGTCTTTCGCTGCCCGCACCTCGCTGATCTCGATGGGGAAACGGCGCTTCTTCTTCCGCCAGACCTTGTTGAAGAAGTCGAGGAAGCTACCCGCCTGGCTCGTCCCACCCGACACGATGATCGGGATGGGCTTCGGGAACGTGTACTGCCCCGCCTTGCTGGCGAAGTGCGCTGCCACCTGGTCCAGCGCGAATTCGATCATCGCCTTGTAGTAGAGGGTGAGGGCTTCCTCCGGCGACGTCTCGTGCTTCATCAGGTCGATGCCGCTCTCCTTGAGAGCGCACATCTGCGCCTGCGTCATCCCGACCGCCTGAGCCGCGTGCGTGTCGATCCAGTCCCCGCCACGCTGGACAGAGAAGGACAGCACCTCAGTCGTGTTGAGCGCCAGCGCCACGTTCGTCATCCCGCTGCCGAACGAGAACGCCAGCCCGCTGAACCCCTCGGCTGCGCACTCGGAGAAGATGATCGCCATCGCCTCGTTCGCCGGGAACGGGTCGAACCCGCACTCCTCGACGATGCGCTCGAACACGCCGCGATGGTAGATGATGTCCTTGTCGGGCTGGTCGAGGGGCGGCGCCGGCACGGAGAAGTAGCA